TTCGCAGTACAAGTAGAGACTTACGCGATCGACGAAGCGTTCAAGGAGATTTACCATTCGACCAATGCGTTTGATGAGTGTCTCCACATGAAGCTCGAAGCTATTGGTCAGGCAGTTTGGAAAGCTGCTAAAATGTACATCATGGCTGTGTGGTCAATGGAAGGAGTTCGCTACGCGGTTCCAGACATTAAGATGCAGGGTATTGAAGCAGTCAGGTCATCGACTCCAGAGATATGCAGAAAGTACATTAAAGACTCTCTACCGTTCATCGTCGCGAAGGACGAAAAAGGACTTAAGGAACACATTCTTAAATGTGAGGAAGAGTTCTTTAAACAACCGTTTCATAGAGTCGCAAAACCTGGTGGTGTAACAGAGATCACGAAGTGGGAAGACAATAATACCATTTACAAGAAGGGTGTTCCTTACCACGTTCGTGCTGCGATCACGTACAACAATCTAGTTCGAAAGAAGGGACTAGATGGAGAAATGCCACTTATTAACAATGGCGATAAGATGAGACTGTGTTATATGACAATGCCAAATCCACTCCGTGAAAATGTATTCGCGTGTCCAGATGAACTACCAGAAGAGTTTGGTGTTGAACGCTATATAGATTATGTTACACAGTTTTATAAGACTTTTAAGAAACCAATTACCGGTTTGACAGATGCAGCAGGTATCTCAATTTCCGATAAGATGGATCTTTCCCAATTTTATTAAGGAGAATTAAAAATGCTATTTCATCTCAATCCTGGAAACCTTCAAGGTCAGGAACAAGGACGTACACTTCGTGAAGTCAAGGAGAAGCCAGCTCTTCTCGAGATTGACAACTCTCAGTTTGTAGAGACTCCAATCAACGAGCTCCATCAAGCCGAAAAAGACCAGATCCTTAATGAGGAAGAGAAATGATTGAGCGTAAACCTGAGTACCTTGACCTTGTCCTAGACAATGCTCAACTCATTCTTTCAGATATGAGCGACTGGGGATACTGGGATGGTTACGTTGAAGATGGCGAGGAAGAAGATGATATTTCAAACATCATCAGACTGCTTCAAGAAGGCACAATTAAAATCACGGTAAATGTAGAATATGTCTAACAATAATAAAGAATTATTGGATTTCGGGTTTACATTTGAAGAAGAACGTGTTATAACTGATACACGATTTGATCGAATGTACGATCTCGTTATTCCATTCCTACAAAATTTGAAAAAGAATCCTGATAGCGCCACCATCAAGTGGCCAAATCGGGAACAAGAAATTACTAAATTTATAAGTATTATTGACGCAATTAAGGATGACAATGAGTAAGTTAAGAGACAAACTTTTAAAGAGTTCTACAATCGAAATGACCAGCATGATGTCAGACTCAGACATCTACAACAAGAAGGACTTCGCTGCTACAGAAATCCCAATGTTGAACGTCGCGTATTCTGGTGACGTAAATGGCGGTCTAATGCCAGGTGTTACAACATTTGCCGGTCCAAGTCGACACTTTAAGACTCTATTCTGCTTGATTTCAGCAGTAGCGTATCTTCGTAAGTATCCAGACGCAATCGTTCTATTCTACGATTCTGAGTTTGGTACTCCTCCAGCGTACTTTAAGTCTGCTGGCATCTCTCCAGATCGAGTAATCCATACGCCTATCACTTCGTATGAAACACTCAAGCACGACATCGCGGTTCAGCTCGATACAATCGAACGTGGTGATAAGGTTGTAATTATTATCGACTCTCTCGGTAACCTTGCATCCAAGAAAGAAGCACAAGACGCTCTCGACGGTAAGTCAGTAGCAGACATGACACGTGCTAAGGAAAACAAGTCACTCTTCCGTGTCATCACTCCATACCTTCGTATTAAGGACATTCCACTTCTAGTTGTACAGCACACATACGATACAATGGAAATGTACTCAAAGAAGATCGTGTCTGGCGGTCAGGGAACCATGCTCGCTTCTGACAACGTGTTCATTATCGGTCGTCAGCAGGACAAGGATGGTGCAGAGCTCCAGGGTTACAACTTCGTAATCAACGTAGAGAAGAGCCGTTATGTCAAAGAAAAGTCTAAAATTCCTATTACTGTTTCTTTTAGCGGTGGTATTCGTCGTTGGTCTGGTATCCTTGACCTCGCTGTGGAAGGCAATTATATCATTAAAGCTACTGCTCAGTCTTATTGCCGCGTAGACCGCGAAACTGGTGAGATGATTGAGACAGTCAAGTACAAGCGTAAGGATATCGAATACAACTCAGAACTCTGGAAGGAAGTCTTCGCTACTACAGATTTCGCTGAGTTCATTTCGAAGAAGTACAAGGTTTCATATGGTGATCTAATCACTGACGAAAGCATTGACGAAGAAATCGACGATGTACTAGACGAAGAATAAGTGTTATAATCTTCTCTAGCATACCGAGGTTTAAATGAATATTGAGAATACAATTTTATCTAACTTAGTTTTAAATGAAACCTTTTCAAGAAAAGTAATACCTCATATAGATCCTGACTATTTTGAGGATGATCACGAAAAGATTGCTGCACATCTTATTCTAAACCATTATAAGAAGTACAACAAACCACCAACGAAACAGACTCTCAAGATTGATCTGGAAGCTAAGTCGCTTCCAGAGAACCTCTTTGAGAAATCTGCAGAAATTATTAATGAACTTCGATATGAACCTGTAGACGAAGAATGGTTGATGAACTCAACCGAAGAATTCTGTAAGAAGAGAGCACTTCATAATGCTCTTCTTCTCGCAGTTGAAAAGTACGACAGCGGAGACGAGACTGGACAGATTCCAGATATTCTTCAAAAGGCTTTGGGTGTATCTTTTGACACTCACATCGGACACGATTATTTCGAAGACGCTGCTGCTCGATTTGAGTTCTATAACCGCGCAGACAACAAAATTCCATTCGACATCGATCTCCTAAACAAGATCACGAACGGTGGAGTGTCTAAGAAGACGATGAACCTTCTCATTGCTTCGACTGGTGTTGGTAAGTCGATGGGTCTATGTCATCTTTCAGCTGCCTACATCAACGAGGGATACAACGTTCTTTACATCTCTCTTGAAATGGCAGAAGAAGCTCTGGCAGAACGTATCGATGCTAACTTGTTCGATGTTGATATCGCATTGGTTCGTAAGCTTTCTGAGTCGAATTTTAATGAGAAAGTCAATAAGACCAGGAAGAAGGCATCTGGTAAACTAATTTTCAAAGAGTATCCAACTGGATCCGCCCACTCAGGACATTTTAGACATCTTCTTTCAGAACTTAAGACTAAGAAGAAGTTCATTCCCGATGTGTTGGTTATCGACTATCTCAACATCTGTGCGTCTGCAAAGTTCAAGACCAAGACTTCGATGTATGAGTATGTCAAGTCGATCGCTGAAGAACTTCGTGGTCTCGCTGTAGAGCATGATCTCATTCTTTGGACTGCTACACAGACAAACCGTGAAGGCTACTCAACATCTGACTTCGATCTTACTGCTGTTTCTGAGTCAATGGGTATCTCACATACTTGCGATATCATTCTTGCACTCATCTCAACTGATGAACTTGAGCAACAGAAACTCTTGAAAGTCAAACAGTTGAAGAACAGATACGGTGATAAGAATTATTACGGTTCGTTCGTAGTAGGAATTGACCGATCTAAGATGCGAATAATGGATGCTGAAGCGTCTGCACAGACTACAGTTTCTCAAACAGAGAATGATACGCGAGAAAAACCTGTAGAGGATAAGAAAGCCAAGATCGCAGCGATGTTCGGATCATAAATATAAATAAAAGGTTCCCAAATGCTTAAGCCATATCTTGATACCATAAAGTATGTCATAATCTTTGCTCTAGGAGTAATGATCGTTTCATTGGGGGCCAAAATTTATTACTACGTGAAAGAGAACGCTGCTAAGGATGCAATCATTCAGACTCTCACATCTGCTAATGAGACTCAAAAACTGGCTATCTCACAGCTTGAGTTGAACGTCGCTCTTACAAATAAGGTCATTAAGCTTCGGGATGAACAACTCGAACAGCTTAACGACCAACTAGGACATGTAACAGACGATCTAGGACCATCTGAAAATGATCAGGCAGCAGATTCACTTAAAGAACTTATTCGTCGTTTAAGCAAATAACATCATAAAGGATTAATTATGCGCGTTGCGGTATTAAAGCTTGGGGCTCGGATTGTATTCGGGGACAAGATCGGGACATCAGGTGGGACTGGTGAAGCAGTCAGCCTTATCAACATGTTACAAGAAGGTGGGTTTGAAGTTGATTGCTACACCAAGGTTTCGAAGAAGGATCCTGTACCTTCTCACGTTAAGGTTTTTGACATTAAGGACTATGGCTCAGTGGTCTATGACCATCTTTTTGTTATTAACGGTTCTGTTAATTTCTTCGGTGGTGCAGAAGATCCAGAACAGATTCTCAACTACAAAGTTATCAACAATTTCCAAGGTCCAGTAACGTATCTCTATTGCGATCCAAACCTTCCTCTACGACAAATTTGGCCTTCAGTTCAGAAGAAGGAATGGGCAGCTAATTGGTCTGAGAAAGATATCAACATTACCCGTAAGATTAACATCGTAGCTCAGATTCACAACCTCGCAGCTGCTCGAAAGAACCACGAGGGTAATGGATACGAGATCGGTACAGTTGTACATTACCCTTTCTATAAGTTCCCTATGATGTTTGATCAGGTTCGTTCTGATGAGAAAAACGCCGACATCTCTTATGGTGGAACTTTCCGTTCTGGTCGACGAGAGAAGAAGCTGATTGACTTCTACTTTGGTTACCCAGAAGAACTTAAGGTCGAGGTATTCGGAAAGATTAAGGCTCCAGATTTTAATGTAAAGAAAGTTGGCAATCTACGACATCCACTGTTTACAGGTGCTGTAGATTATAATAAGATGATCGAGAAGATGTCAAGAGCTAAGGCTCACGTTGTCATCGGCGATACAAAATATCCTGATTTCGAAATGATTTCTCAGAGAGCATACGAGTCAATTATGGCCGGTTGCGTTACTTTTATCGACTCTGACTTTGATCGTAAGAAGCGTATTTTTGGACACAATAAAAATGTAGCAGATTTCGTCTACGTAGATAATCGCGAACAAGTCTACAAGCGATTATCTAAATTAAACGATAATGATTTAAAGCGATTTGCAGATATCCAACTCAAAGCCGTTGGTTTTGACCGTCATAAATACACCCATGACCTCACGGATATCTTGAAAGGATTATAAATGAAAGTAGTTGTCTTCGCTGGCGGTACAGGTTCAGCACAAATTCAAATTGGTTTTAAAGAACTATTTGGCGACAAACTAGATTACTCCATTATCACCAATTTGGCAGATAATGGACTATCGACTGGAGATTGTCGCAAAGTAATGGGTGGCAATATGATGGGTCCGTCTGACCTACGTAAGAACCAGCTCCATATCCATAAGCTTCGTCATGGCACGACTCCACTTTGGAAGTTCCTAGACAAGCGTGTTACTGGTAATAAAGAAACATTCAAAGAGTTTCTACTCGATGGTGTCCAATATTTCGAAAAAGAAGTTCAATCGCTCATCAAGTACGCTGTCGAGTATTTCTTTGCTCAGCCGGCTGCTAGTGAATTAAATTACGACGACTTCTCAGTCTCTAATGTTATCTACACGGGTCTAGCAGGACTCAATGGAAATAGTCTCTCTAAGGCTGGACAGATTATGGAAAACATCCTAAACATTCCAGTTGACAGTGTTGTTCCAGTCGGCGATAAGTCACTTTATCTTATGGCAAGAACAGAGTCTGGTGTTACGATCACAGACGAAGGCGACATCGTAAAGTGGAATTCTGAAGACAAAATCCATTATGCCTTTTATGTAGACAATGAAGGACATTACGCCACCCCTTTTGCAGACGAACGAGCACTCAGGATTATTGGAGAAGCTGACATCATTCTCTTCTCATCTGGAACTCTTTGGTCTTCTCTCATTCCAACATATCTCTACACGGGTGTTGGTGATGCTATTGCAAATTCTAAAGCTAAGAAATATCTGCTTATGAACGCGACATCAGACAACGATGTTATTGGCGTAACAGGCGACAAAGTCATTGAGATTCTCAGCAACTATCTTCCAGTTGATGAGATCACTATCCTACAATCTGAGGAATCTAAGGGTACTCTGCTTGAGGTCACTAAGTATAATGTTCTATGGATGACGAATAGCATCAGCGACTTTAATCCAAAGGTTCACGATGGTCATCGAGTCGTTGCATATATGTTCCGTGATTTCTATTTGCCTTACGCTTATGATACTATCGGTTTTGACTATGACGACACACTCGTTGATCGTAAAACCAAGGATCATTCAAATGTTAGTCTACTCAAAGAGTTAAAATCACATTTCAATCTGTTTATCTGTAGTGGAAACACTCACAGGTCATTCGTTCCAAGGTCTGAGTTAAAAGGCATTCGCATATTTGCTGAGAATGGACTAAACGAATATGAGTGGCACGAAGACAGATACTTTAAGTTCGTTAAGTGTCTTAAAGAAGAATTTAAACTGACTAACATAGGTGTCAGCAACATTATCGAAGACCTTACAGGTATTGGATTTCCAAGCAGCAAAATTTCAAATAGAAATAATGCATCAGTTGCTATCAAACCAGTTCACGAAGAATATAGAAAAATTTTAGCCAATATTTTAGGTGATATTTTCTATGATTTTAAGGTCATCACGTCTGGCAATACAACTATTGAGATTTTTAATCGTGGTATAAATAAGACAATCGTTATAGAAGAGTATCCATCTAAGTCAATCACTTTCGTTGGTGATGAGAATTACCCGGGTGGAAATGATTACGAGATTGCTCGTCATCCTGCAGTTAAGTTCTTACAAGTTCGTAATGCAAATGATACATACATCTTCTTACGAACTCTCGTACTTTTAAACCGTACAGATTATTGGAATGAGTGATGACTGACTTAATTATTGTTGCTGCAGGAAACGGAACCAGAATGGGAGTCTCTACTCCCAAGGTTCTCTTTCCACTTCATGGTGAACCTAACTTAGATCGTACTCTCAGAATTGCTAAGCAGTCTGAGACTTTTAGTAGGATCAAGGTGGTTGTTTCTGAAGGTTCACTTAACCATTTCGATCCTTATAAGAACGACGTAGAATTGATTCCTATCAAGTCAGGTTGGGGTGACGGACATGCTCTCATTTCAGCTCTCTCAAAGTCCTATAGCTTTGGACCAGCTGTCATCATCTGGGGTGATGCGGTCCTTTTAGATGACGGCATTTTCAGAGAACTTTCTTATAAGAATATTAAAAACTCTCCGTTCATTATTCCAGGTGTTTACGAAGATGATCCTTACGTCTGCTTTGAACACAATTACCAGATGCAGGTAAAGCACACTCTTTTCTCTAAATACAATGAGAGACGAGCTTTTGGTATTCACGACCAGTCGATTTTCAAAGTAAACGCAGAAATTATTTTTCGTGCTCTCATGCAGGCCCACGACTTCCTCTGGAAGGACGATCGCTACATCACAGAGAACAGTGAACTAAATCTTTTGAACCTTACACATTATCTCTGGAATGTAGACAGACCTGCGATTGTCTATGAGACAAAGCATCCTACATATTCATTCAACACGATAGAAGAGGCATTGAAAATTGAGACTAACATCTAAGCTCGCAATGGTAGGAGTTGGAATTGCCCTCCTATCCGGTTGTACAAAAACAATCACTGTAGAAGTTCCACGGACCGTTGTAATTTCTGTTCCAAAGCCACTTATTAATTGTCCGGACATCAATAAGTTCCCTAATCCGGATACCATGACAAACAAGCAGTTGGCCGACACGATTACGGATCTATATAAAAAGCATAAGGTTTGTAAAATCAATATGAACAAGATCCAGGAATATGTGGATCAAGCTGTAAAGAACCAATCTCCTCAAAAATAACTGTTTACATTCTTCGTAATTTAGAGTATATTGAAACATATTCAAATTACGGAGGATTTAATGCCACCACTCGATTGTGATAAAGAGCACGATGGTCAGTACGAAGCTCGTGAAGCCTATCTTGAACGATTAGAAGCTGATGTAGGTGACGAACCTGCGACTGATTATTGGGATGATTGGGCAACAGAAGACATGCAGTGGGAGGATGAATAATGACCTGCAAAGAAGAGCGACGCACGATAACAATATTCCATGAATATGAATTCGGCAAAGCTACCTCGTATGAACAACTGGATCAAATTGATGACGATTACGAGGATCGTATTTTCGCCGTCGCCGAGAAAAGAGATATTTTCGGTTACTTGAAGGGCTTTATCGTCACACTGAAAGAAGAGATAGCAGCATAATGGCTAAAGTAATTCTGGATGAAGAGTCATATTTTTGTCTTCCAGATCCGGACAAGAAAGTTTATCCCTTGTTCGAATCCAAGTGGGATGATACGAGTATTGCAAATGGAAATGGTTGGAACTTTTATACAAAGTCCGGTAAGAGGTTCGCGATGTACCGCTTCATCGACAATAAGAATCACATGTTTCCAGATATGGTTCAAAATCTCATAGATACATTGTGTTATCAACACTCTGATGTTTTTGCTCGCAATTGGTTGAGAATGACTATGTACTATTGTGGAATCCGGATATATAATAACGAATATAGAGACCGTTCTTTTCCTGGTATGACTTCGAAAGATGACCGCCGGATCGATAAAGAATGTCTCGATTTCGTCCAAAATTGGAAAGGAAGTTTCCATGGTTAGATATATCGGAGATATTCATGCCAATTTTAAGAATTGGCTAGCGATTACTGACGGTGCTGAAGAGTCAGTGCAAGTTGGCGACTATGGTATTGGCTTTCGGCAGCCTCCATATGGTTCTTTTGCTCCATCGAATCATCGTTTCATTCGTGGAAACCACGATGATCCGATTCGTTGTAAAGGCGAATCTAACTACATCGAAGATGGTACTATCGAGGGAGACATCATGTACGTTGGTGGTGCTCTTTCTATCGATCGTGCTTATCGGACTGAAGGTCGTGATTGGTGGAGAGATGAAGAACTATCTTACGATCAGTTCAACGATATACTAGACATCTACGCAGACCAGAAGCCAAAAATGATGGTGACTCATGAGTGCCCAGACTACGTGGCTACATGCATGATGTCTCATTATCGTCTCACAAAGTTCAACGACAAGTCAATCACGAGACAAGCTTTTGATGCGATGTGGGACATCCACATGCCAGAAATTTGGATATTTGGTCACTGGCACCTAAATTATGATCAGAAAATCGGAGACACGAGATTCATCTGTCTCAACATTGAGGAGTATATAGACATATGACACATCATGTTATTGACGCTACTTACGACGCAGTTCTTCGCGACTGGTACAAAATTGAACTGGGAGATAAGTCAATTGTCTTCGGTCGCATTTATGAGGATAAGAAAGGTCGTTTCAACGACGGTGATCAGATTCGCACTTCTATGGTCATGAACCATGTTGGAGACATCGTTAGGACGTGTAACACGACTTATAAGCTGGAAAATCCTTATGAGCAGCTCTGAGAAAAAGCCAATCAATCGGGAAGCGTATCCATTTTATGGGTATGCTCCTGGTGATTACATGGGAAGATGTAACACCTGTGAAACAGAGATGTGGAATGTTGACAAACACGCTTACCATTGCATTGATTGTGCTGTCATTCAAGCTAAGAAAACAATTGACAACCTTAACCAGGTAATCGCCAGTAATGTCCGTCGCGACACTGTGCATACGACTTACCTAACGGGAGAAGAGTACGATACGCTTCAGGAAGCCCTGGCAAACCCTACAAAGCCTACTCAGAAATTAATTGATCTGTTTCGAAAAAAGACGTTTACATCGATCTAAGAATATGATAATATCTTCTTATTAACAAAAAGGAGACTACATCATGCACAATATCGAAATGATTGATGGTAAACCTTCTATCGCGTATGCCGGCGAAACTCCTTGGCACGGTCTCGGAAAAAATGTCCGGGACGATCTCACTCCAGAACAAATGCTGGAAGAAGCACTTCTCAATTGGGAAGTCACAAAATCTCCGGTCTTCGTGAAGATTGGAAATAAAGACGTCCCAACCGGTCGGCAAGCTCTCGTTCGTAGCTCTGATGATAAAGTCCTTGACATTGTCGGAAAGGGATGGGAACCTGTCCAGAACGCCGAAGCCTTCGGTTTCTTCCACGACTTCATCATGGCAGGAAAGATGAAGATGCACACTGCCGGTTCTCTCGATGGTGGAAAGATGGTATGGGCACTGGCTGAAATCAATGATGGATTTACCGTCTTCGGTAAGGACAAGATTGAAGGTTACCTGCTCTTCTCAAATCCTCACCAGTACGGAAAGAGCATTGACATTCGACTCACTCCAATCCGGGTCGTCTGCCAGAACACCCTCTCAATGTCTCTTAAAGGTAAGGGTGACGTTCAAGTTTCTCTGAACCACCGGTCGAAGTTTGATGCGAACCTCGTCAAAGAGACCCTGGGTATCTCTCACAACAAGCTCGACGCCTACAAGGAAACCGCAGAGTTTCTCGGATCGAAGCGGTACACGGATGAGAGCATCTCCGAATACATCAATTCAATCTTTCCAATCAATGCGAAGAAAGAAATGTCCACCGTTGGTAAGGTAGTCCGAGCTGCAGTAGAAACCCAGCCTGGAGCAGACATCGTGCCTGGCAGCTGGTGGAACGCCTTCAATGCCGTCACGTTCACGTCGGATCACGTACTTGGTAGAAGCCAAGATACCCGACTACGCTCTTCCTGGTACGGTTCGGCCCGTGCTAGAAAGATAGCAGCCCTTAAGAAGGCTGTGGAATTCGCAGAAGCCGCATAGCAAACTGGGAGGGCTCCGGCCCTCTCCTTTTCCCTGAAACTCAATGGAGATACAAAATGAAAAAAGTTCTAATGTCTATCATCTTTATCTCCATTGCTTCTGCAGCTCATGCAGAAGGATGGGAAAACCTCTCGAACTTGACTGATACCAAATTATCGGCAAGCCCAGTTTCCGCTAAAATTGGAGAAAAGGGTGCAAAGTGTATATTCGAACTTCTCTATCCTATCAAAGCAAACCACAACCTCAACAGTTATGTGTATGAGCTTGATGAAAATAGAATAGCATTCATCGTGAAGAACCCTAAGAGTGGTCATCGTTTTGAATGTACATCAAAATCATTCACAGAAACGATCAACTTTTAGGAGAACTATCGTGAAGAAGCTAATAACAACGATCCTATTCATGACGATGGCGTCTAGCGCCTTTGCAGGAGAGTGGGACAATCTTACAAACTTAACAAGTGAGTTTCTTGAAAAGAGCAACATTCAAGAAAAACTTGGTCAGGGCGGCTCCAAATGTGTCGCAGAGCTTGTTATGGGTATCCATATGAGGAACAAGTCTGACATTTATATCTATAAGTTCGATGAGGAAAACAATTCATTCCTCATTCAATCGTCAGACGGTGTTGTCAGCAATGTATGTACAGCTGATGCGTTTACGCAGACAGTCAAGTTCGTACAGTAATAGGAGTTTTATATCATGAACAAGACACTTCTAATAGCTGTAGCAGCCGCTGTGATTTTCACTGGAACGAATGCAAATGCAGAACGCCGACCTGTTGGAGATGCTACATACGAAGACATGATTAAATCAGCCTACCTCGGTGATGACGTCGACAAATGTTTTATGAAGATACTAAGGGACTCTGTCGAAAACAAAACAGATGAAGGGCTGGAGTTCGAACTTACCATGCAGGGAGTTCGCTTTTGGGATGCTTCCCGACCTGATGTAGAGAATATCATCTGTGGCACAAGTTCATTCAGGTACACAAGCCACGGAGTTCCTTTTGAATATCCATATCGAATTTACATTCAGATGGAAAAAGCCTGGTAATACCAAATTCCCCGTCGCATAGAAAAGGAGCCGAAAGGCTCCTTTTCTTTAACTCAATCGAAACAACCAGATTACTGGATGTTGGCGATAACGCTTCTACGATAATAGACGTTTGAGTTTTGCTGTAGAGTACCGTCTGAAGCTGTTGCACCCTTGCTGAATGGGTTAGCTACTAGACCGTAACGTGTCTTGAAGCCAATCTTAGGTGAGAAGCTGTCCTGACCAACTGCACGAACCATCTGAAGTGGGGTGTAAGGTGCGTAGTACATACCAGCATCCCATGATGATTGACCCTTGTAACCAAGAACGATGAAGTCAGATGTTGCATAAGGATCGATGTAAACCTTGATCTTACCATTTAGAACACCAGCGAAAGTTACGCCTGTATCGTCAATGTTAAGTGATGCAGCAGCTTCGTTGAACTTAAGAACACCAGCCATTTGAAGAGCTGAGGCAACGTTTGAAGAAGTGATTAGGATGTTACCTTTACCACGACGTGTAGCTTTAGCAATCGCGTTAGCTTCTAGATCGATGTGGAAGTGTAGACCAGCAAACTTTTCACCCATCCAACGACCGTTTGAGTCGGTATCGAGATCGAAAGTACCAGCAGTTGTTGTACCAGCTTGTGAACCGGCAACAGCTGTAAGGTAAACCATACCAACGATTTCACGGTTGATTTCGGCGATTAGTTCTGTTGAAAGAACGTTTGATAGTTCTTTTTCAGCTTCTAGACCGTGGATTGCCTTAAGGTCTTGTGCGAATTCGTGGGTGTATTCAGCCTTTAGAGCTCTTGAACCAACGTTCACGTTAACCTTTTCAATGCTGATTGCCATTTCGGCGAAAGCTGAGTTACCAGCAGTACCTAGAGCTTCAGCCTGGGCTGTTGACATTGTACCAGCACGGTTGTAAGTTGTTGAGTCACCTGTTGGAACTGTACCTGTCTGACCACCACCTAGAGCAGTACCAGTACGGATAGTTGAGAAGGCAGTGTTAGCTTCCTGATAGAAGGCTTCGTTACCAGCTTGGTTAGCATAACGTGCACGCATTGCGAAGATCTGACCAGTTGGACCAGACATTGGCTGTACGCCGCAGATATCATAAGCGATAAGATTTGGAGCTGAACGACGGATTAGGGAGATAAGAACTGGATCGTAGTTCTGTACACCACCGGTGTTGTTAGTTGGAGCAGCTTCCATAAGTGGATGCTGTACGCGTTCGAAAGCACCAGACTCATAAGCCTTTTCGGTATTTTCAAGAAGCTGAGCTGTTACGGCTCTACGTTCTGCGTCTTTAATTGCTGGTAGAGACTCGTCTTCTAGAAGAGGAAGCCACTTTTTGATGATGTCTGGGCTAACTGTTGCCATGTTAATTCAACTCCTTGTTGTATTTTTGTCTTTTTATTATTTATAATTTTTAGTTATTTGAACTCATTGAACGAGCTGCTTTGATGTACTGTGCCATACGGCTGTCAACAGGAGCGGCTACGTCTACTACCTTAACTTCTTCACTAAGCATATCTTCCTTTGCGGTGATAACCTTAGTAACTGATTCCTTTAGAACTTCTGCCTTTTTCTTGAAAGCATCAGCATCTCCAAAAGCAATGTTCTCAATTAGGGAAGCGAACTTCTCTTTTGATACATCGTCTAGGTCTTCAGTAAGACCGTCAAGGATTTCCTTACGCTTGAAAGACTCAACGAGCTTGTCACGAGCAATTACGTCCTTAGTAGTTTCGTCTAGGTGTGATTCGAGTTCAGCAACCTTAGCAGTTAGAGCTTCAACGATATCTGTCTTTTCGTCTGGAATATTGATGTTGTGTTCAGCAACTAGGTTGAATAGACCAGTCATAAGTGACTCAGCGATTTCACCCTTAATGCCGTTTGTTACAGCTAGTTGGTTGTCAGCAATCCACTTTTCTACGACTAGGTTAAGGTAATCATCAACCTGTTCAGCGAGAGTCTGTGTAGCTTCTTCTAGCTTTGTAGTGTATTCTGTTTCAAGAGTTTCTGAAAGTTCTGCACGAATAGCACTTTCCTTAGCTGAGATAGCACCTTCAAAAAGTGCGAAAGCTTTTTCCTGGAAATCTTCAGAAAGATCAGAACCAACGAATAGAATGTCTAGGTCTTCCTTACGAATTGCGCCAGCAGGAGAAACAGTAACTTTTTCTTTCTTAGCAACTGAGTCGTCAGCTTCGGCATCGCCTTGCTTCTTGTCTAGTGGACGCTTAGCATGTGCATTTGCACCACCAGCTGGTGTTACGTAATCAGCTGACTCAGAATCTGAATGTGTGCTCTTAGCTTCTTCAAGTTTCTTGCTCATAATTTCTCCTAATTATTTTGTCTTTTTAATATTTATAATTTTTGTTATTTAGAAAGAAGCGAGGAAACGTGACCAGGCGTTAAGAAGTTCACTCTCTGTGAGGCTTTTCTTATTAGTTTCTTTCTTAATGTCTTCCAAGACCTGCTGACGATATACGCCGTTTTCCCAGATCCATTCTGCACCTTCATGTAGACCTTCAACGAAAGCCTCGTGAGCTGATGGATCTGCAACGATGTCGACTGTTGCAAGGTGGAAGTCATTCTGAACTTCGTTGATACCGCCAACAGAACGAACTGAGCCGAGACCGCGTGATGAAACACCAAGTTGGATGCCTTCATCAATAAGGTTCTTAGCAACGATACCCATAGGAGTGTCGAGAATCTTAGCCTTACCAATGAAATTGTCACCTTCGCGGCGAAGTTCCTTGATGACGTGTGATACGCGGTCTAGGTTGATCGTTGGACCAGAAGGATGGTTGAGTTCACCCATTGCTCTGTTCTTAGCGATGTGAGTGCTTGAATAGCGGTTCACTTCGTTCTCTAGGATAGAGGTTGGATAGACGCGGCCATTGCGGTTCTTAATAGCACCTTGCATGAAGATACCAGAAATGTAGTGGCTTTTTACGCCACTCTCATTTGCTTCTACAAGGTTCTTTACGTCCTCAGTTAATTCTGATAGCAGTTTCATTAGATGTTCCTAGCGAATTTAATCATAGATTCCATCTCAGCCTTGCTCTTTGAAGCACGGGCTGTCATGGCTGTTTGGCTTGCAGGTGATGCTGTCTTAAACATTTCACCTAGGTGTTTTGCGTCGTCCTTAGACAGATCATATTCTGTTCCATCTGAGAGCTTGACTTTACCAGGCTTAAAGGCTTCATCTAGAGATGTTTCTTCAAACTTGAAACCATCTGGCTTAACGTGATACGTTGAACCGTCTTTTGTTTTAATTTTATTGAGTTTCTCAGCGTGCTTATCGGCAGCATCTTTAGTCTTATGAGCCTTGATGTGTGTCCCATGATTTAGAGGATGGCGCGTGTCTCTCCCTGTAACAGGATCTTTTCCACCAGTGTTGTAAACATTATAGCTTAAAGGTTTAGCACCATCAAGAATTTTGTCCACTTCTTTAGGATTATCAAGACCTTTATACAAAGGATGGTCCTGCCATTTTTCCTTTTTCGCTTCTTCGAGTTCTGCGTCAACAGGTAGTGAACCTAGGAGCTGATCGCGTAGGTCTTCTAACTGACGAGTTAGACCCTTCCAATCCATGTAATAAGCAGATGTAGAAGCAACGGCATCATCATAGGATTCGTTGGCTTCATCGTTGTTGTAATCAATATGAGCAGAGATTAGCTTACCAATTTCTTCGTAAACTTCCTGAGCGTTTGAAGACCAAAGTTCTGGAATGTCGTCATAGCCTTCTTTAACAGCCTGACGTGTCATAGCATCTTTGTGAAGTTTGCCCATACCAGAACGGAAATCACCAAATGTCTTCTTCAAAAATGCGAGCTTTTCCTTATCAACAGGAAGTTCATCATGCTTTGATGTATGCATTTGCTGATGAGACTCTTCTACCTTTGTTGCAGGCTTCTTAGTCTGGTCTTTCGTTGTATTTGCTACGACCGGAACGTCTTCAGGATCAGGGATAATTTCGACTTTATGAAGGTCGATGAATCGCTTATCATTTACAGCGTTTGGCTCGTAGACTTCTTTGTAGAAATCTGAAAAGCTCTTCATGGCTTAGTCTTTCTTTAGGAATGCTGGGACTTTCTTGTCGTCCTTCTTGTCATCTTTATCTGATTTGTCGCCATCATCAGAATCCTTAGTGTCGTCAGACTTATTATCGTCCTTCTTGTCGTCCTTGTCATCATCCTTGGTGAAAACTTCTTGGATGTAGTCAGCACGAGCTTCATCAAGAGCGTCCTTGACCTTTAGCTTAATGCTCTCATTGAATGCAGCTTTAAGGGCTAGAACGTCACCCTTAGCGATTGAATCGACGATTTCTCTTGACATAATTATCTCCTATTTTTTAAATATTTATTCCGAATGAGCTTTAGGCTTTTGTCGGTTTGTTTTTAAGTGGTTTGTCTCTGCCTGGAGGAGGTGGAGCTCCCAAAGGATCTTCTGGCATGTCAGGAACCACGTCGGCAGCTGCATTCATAACAGCCATTGCGTGATCAGCTTCGTACTCTGCTTTCTTTTCAACTGCAATTTGTTTGTCAATCTGGTCCATGTCTTCTTGAGACTGATTAAGAACCGTTCTACGGATGTATTCCTTAGAGAAATAGATACCCTTGACATTGTCGATTTTGTCGAGAACGTCGAGCTGACCAGATAGGATTTCAAGAGCTTTGTTCTGAGCGAAGAGGTTGTCAGCAGCGAACTCAAATGAGATGAGATTTTTGATGCGGTCGAACTCTTCTGGAGACATGATATTCTTAAGAGTCAATTGTCTCTTCAGCAGTTTTACGAACAGAACCGCAAATCTCTTACGCATACGACCAACGAATTTAGCGAACTTGATCTCATCACGAGAAATTTCTGTGGCACGACCGAACTGGAAGGTAGCGCTTGAGTCGAGACGCGTCATCGGAACGTTGAGTGAACGGTAGAGTTTATCGAGAAAGTACTGAAGTTCGTCAATAGAACCTAGACCTTGACCACCAGGAAGCGTTGTAATTTCAGTGGCTTTACCATCTGAACGACGTGGTAGGAAGTAATCCTCAGTCATTGTCATCTGTCTACGATCGTCTCTGATTTCTCCAGACGCTTGGTCGTAAACGAGTTTGTTCTTGTACTTTGTCGCGACGTCTCTTAGGTGCTGTTCAGCTTTCGTCTTAGGAAGGTTGCCGACGTCAATGTAGAATACACGACGTTCTGGAGCACGAGAAATCTTATAGATAAGTAGCGCATCTTCAAGTGCGCGGAGCTGGTTCAATGCACGGAGAGTTTTGTGTAGGTGAGAAAGAACCATTGTGTTGTTGTGGTTCATTAGACCAGAAGTCACGTACACGACAGAATCGGCAGACAGCTTCAGAACGCTCTGGCCATTTACAGACGCAGAAGCAGCTGTATTGAAACCGTCCGGGCTGTAGATGTAATATTCATTGGTGATCTGCTTGAGAATAGCGTTTGCTCTTCCCTGCTCGTTTTTGATTTCCTTGATCTTCTTAATCGTACGTGGGTCGATGTAACGAAGCTCGCGAATACCGTCTGTCTTAAATTTGTTTTCGTCGATGATAACCTGATAGTTAAGACGGCCGTCTTCGTACCAACGTCTAGCGATCTCATAAGCATTGTTGTTGAAATCTAGGAGACGTAGAATGTTTTGGAACTCTACAGAGATTTTTTCTTTGATGGCTTCTGAGTACTGGAGTTCGTCGAGGTCGATGTCCACGATGTCGTTGTTCTGTTCGACTGACATCATCTCGTTGATAATGTCATCTATCGCGCCATCAACCTCTGGGATTTGAGCGATTTCGCGGTATTTTGTAATAAGCTGTGTTTCGTTTGCAATGTTCTGATCGAAAGAAGCAGTTACACCGTAAGCCTCCATAGCCCCAGGAACATAATTCTTTTCAATAAGTAGAGCGCCTTCGTCATCAACCAATGTAATGGGAGACTTTACTGGCTCTTCCTTATTCTTTCCTGTAATCGAGAATCCAAATAACTCCATAAATCAATCCTTAAAATAAAAATGCTTCCTATGGTATTTATAGGAAGCATTAGAATTTAAATGTAAGTTTCTTATTGTTGGATTATATGCCCCCGGCATCTCCGGTAATGCCACTGTAGACTTCAACGTCAGAAACAGCGAACGTAACCTGGAATTCTTCGATGGTATCTGTAGTTTCCCAGTTAAGATCGATTGGAGCAATTTCCATTGGCCAAATGTTATTGAACTGGTATGTGCGAAGTTCACGACCGTCTTTAGCGAACTGTGTAACGATAGCCTGTGACACGTAGTTAGAAGGTGATGAACCACGAGTTGCGAGGTTGCCTTGCTGTGAATTGATGGCGTTTGACCACATTTCAAGAGCATTACGGATGTCGAATGTTTCGTCGTTGATGATTGTAACAACCCAGTCAGCTACTACACGATCACCAGGTAGAGGAATCTTACGACCGAAATATGGAACTTCAATCTTACCAACTGTTGATGTAGGAATTGACGCAGCCTTACACATGAATGGTGTGTTGATGTCTGCGACTGAGTTAATTGGGTTCGTAATGACAACTTCGAACTGTGAAGGTCGAGCACCACCACCAATTAGTCTGGCGCGAATGTCGTTAATGCTGTGACTCATACGTCTTCTCCTTGTACCTTTTATTGATATTTATGAAAAAAAGGCTTTACAATAATTGGAATTTAGTGTATATTAATCTTAGAACATAAATATGGAGATCTAAAATGACTTATCAAGAATGGATCGCAGAAGTTTTTCGTTTGTTCCAATCGCGTCTTTCGATTTCTCTGGAAGCTACGGAATGGGATTTCCCAGAAATATATAAAGAACAACAAACTCCTGAAGAGGTCATAGAAGACTATATGGCAACGGAGTGGTAAGGAGAACTAAATGTCGTACCTCGAAAAATACCTCAACTACGGTGTAGGCGGTTCCAACTGTCCCTGCTGCGCAGACGCTCCTGGTTCAAAGGCTCGGAAGAACGAGTTCCGCTGCGCGAAGCGTCGCGAGCGTGAAAAAGCCATCAAAGAAGCAGTGAAAGAAATCTACGAAGACAAATAAAACAGTTTACTTTCGCTGTAAATTTGTGTATATTATATCATAATCAACCAATGGAGAAAATTGATTATGGAAAAGAAAATGACCATTCGTGAATTCATCGAAAAGTTCGAGGCCGGAGTCTTCGACAAGCCGGACGTCAGCACCCAGTGTGATGCCGGTTGGTATGACTGGTTCTGTCGGGAAACTTCTTTGATGAATAAGACCAAGCGACTCGGGAAGCTGGTGATCCAGTTATCAAAATCTCCAAAGGTCGACATCGATAAGATGTATGTCTTCTTCAAGAACAACTGTCCAGTCGGAGGCAATCTGTACGACTCTTTTTCCTTCTGCAACGTAGAGGACTCCAGTGTAGTATGGTGGATCACTCCACGTCTTGGATACAACATTGAGGATCTTCAGGGTAAGGCCCAGGTGTTCGACGCCAAGAAATGTGAAGATGTCGTAACCGGCACTTGGAAAGATGTTAAGGACTTCTTTCTGAAGTGACATTCCAAAGTGAGGCAGAAATGCCTTACTTTTTCATTTTCTAAGAAAATAACTGTTTACACAGCTTGTAATCTAGTGTATATTATATCATAATCAACCAAACGGAGTATCTCAAATGGACAAGCTGGTTATGGAAAATGGAATTGGAAACCTCTTCGAACGCTCCACTCAGATCCGCATGGTCAATGACCAGAAGGTAGAATTCACTCAGCTCTTTGAAGCTGAAGACTTGGTTCTCCCCTACCAGTCAATCCGCCACGGCATTCTTTACCGGACCTACCAGATCGGAAGCGTTATCGGTGGAGCAGTCAAAGACGGAAACGATCCTCTCGAAGCTCTCGAACGTGCAAAAAGCTTCGGACACCAATTGGTTTTCATCTTCGGACTTGGCTCCTCAATCCATAACGGACCACGGTCAACCCGGAAGCACATCTTCGTAAAGCACGGAATGATTGTTCGCTTCATGGGTCAATTCTACGAGATCATCAAGACATCAAATGACAATCTCGGTCTCAAGCCAATTACTTTCTAATCAAAAAGGAGAGGGGAAACCCTCTCCACTTCAATATGGAGATGAAAAATGAAGAAAATGAACAGAAATACGTATGATGACAATTCTCAGATCTCATTTTTGGGTGCAATCTGGTGCATCTTTATTGCGGTGTTTTTCACGCTTCTGCCATTCCGTTCATGGTTTTTGAAGCAATTTGACCGGGTTTTTGTCGCAAAGGAGG